ACGCAGATTTTTCACAAATTCATAAAAAACCAATCACAATAAAACAAAAAGTCTTTATCCTAATTAAAGAATAAAGACTTTGAAAAAATAAAAACCATAAAAACATTAATTAAGACTGATTACCATTCTATTTTTTGCCGAAACCTCAAAGTCTTGTACTCTTATAAATTGTACTATGTGAGTTCTATGTATGCTTTCCGGTATATGTAGTACTCCTTTATTTGTGGAAATTAATACATTACCTTCAATTTTTGGCAGTGTATCAATGTCCAAAATGTCATCTAAAATTGTTCCTAACTCACTTCTTATTATTACTTGATATTTCATGTTATTAAATTTAATGCAAATGTAAGAATTTAATTTGATATTTGCAAATTAAAGTTCCGCCACAACTAAATCCCTACATCTTGGGTGATACGGGGGACTATCAATACCCTGCTTTTGCAAATCTACTGAGGATTTTCCCTTTATATAGTCGGTAATTTCAGTATCATTCATTCCTTTGGTGTCAAATACTGAAGTTAAAAATGGTGATGTTTCTTTTACATTATCTACCGAAGTTTTTAATGTAGCATCTATCTTCTCCACCGTTTTGGCAACCGCGAAAACTTTACCTTGCATACCTGCGCAAAAAGGGCATTGTAATCTATCATTAACACCGCGAATTATATAATTCTCTACCTCAGCTTGGTGCATATAATTAACTGCTCCCCAATTCCTTAATCTATTCATTGTAGTAGTCAGTATGCCATCAATTTTCCATTGTTCCAAACCTAATAATTCGCCGAAAACTTCTGTAAATTTTGCTACTTGTTTTTTATCTTTATACCAAAATTCATTACCAACGTATTCATCTTTAATGAATTGGTTTACTTTACGTTGTGTACTTTCATCTGTAATGAATTTTCCTAAGTAAAAATTATCATGCCTTTGTGAAAATGCTATTGTACGGTAATCACGAGTGTTAAATACCGCCGAAGGAATATCTTTTAAACCTTTTAAAGCGTCTTGACTGCGGCGAAAATAATTGTAACTACTTTCAATCCAACGTGTTGTTATTTTTATTTGCGCAATTCCGAAGTTCTCTTCCCACTTTATATAAATAATTGATAATAAACGAATTGCCATTTTTTCAGCATCAATAAATTGATTTTCACCTATACCCTCTAAATACTTGTAAACTAACTCCATAGAGGCTTTTAACGCCTTTTTAAAGTTTTTTTTTGTGGCTTCGGAATATCCGATTAAATAAGGGTCAAAAGGATTTTTTGCGAATGTTTGAATATCGTGATTATCATGGTTATTACAAGTGCAATGTGTTTTGAATAGTGAAGAAACATCTTTATTGTTGCTTTGTTCTTCTTCGTTGTCGGTATTTGTAGGCTCTTGTTTTTTAGTTTCTCTTACCGCAGGTTCTTTTATTGCAGGTTTGTCATATCCGGCTTCCTGTGCGAATTGTGTTTGGTCAATTATACCTTGTTCGTATAATAAAGAAAGATTATTCAATTTAAGTGAGTAAGCTTGTTCTTCTTTAACTCGGTCTTTGATTAAAGGTTTTTCACTAACTACTTCAACTGCGGTAGGTTTGCCTTGCAGTAACAATTCAAGTTCATAACAATCTTTAAATATTTGGTCTATAACTAATTGGTATGTATTAATAGAAGATGCCATGATTTCTAAAATCACACTCCCCAAACTTTCAGTAGTAGAATAATTCCTTCCCAAAATGAATGGTGAAGTTTTTAATCCGGCAGCCTTTTGTTCGGTATTAATTTGAATAAGCTCGGCTGCACCTGTTACTGAGCGTGTGGCACTATTCATTTTAAATTCGTTTTGCCCTGCCACACCAACCATAAAACCTTGTTTCATTCCCTTTTGTGCCTCCACCGCAGTCAATTGAATAATGTTGTTTAACCGTTTTTGAATTTCAATTTCGGTTTCTTTTCTACCATTAATGTTTTGTGGTGTGAGTGGGGCTTTGACTAAAATTTCAAGAAAGCCGATAACACCAATATTTTCAACCACTTTCTTAACATTGTCCATCATGGATTTTTCAATTCCCATTGATTCTAATGCAGTAAGGAAGGGTGGTACGCCATAAGGTTTTTCCGATAATGTCCTTACGGCGTAATATTTGAACGTGGTGGTATTGAGTTCTTTACGACCTCTTGATGTAAATTGGTAGGGCAACCAATTAAGACCATCAGCCGATTGCTCAAACTCTACAGTGGTAGGGTCAATAAGTATTACTTTTTCAATTCCTGAAAGATTTTTCTTTGGTACAGTCTCAACTGCGCAAGCTCCATAAATAACTAATTGTGCAATCATATCGCCCCTCATACTATCTATACCGGAATTTGTTTTATACCAATTTTTTCGGGCTTCTTTTAAAATAGTAAGAAGTTTATTAGCTTGGGTATTTGATATATCGGGGAATGTTACTGTTTGAGTTGTATTACCAAGTTCTACTACGGTATTTAATGCTTGTCCAAAATCGTGATTATACATTACAAGTACTTTTATTGCTCTTGCAAGTTCATAATCATAATCAGGAGAGGACTTTCTGAAATAATAGCTTGTATCTTCGGTTTCTGTTTGTCGTGTAGTAGGTACACTAATATATGAAGCCTTGCCGAAAATATTTGAAAAAAAGTTTAAAATCTGGTCTTTAATTGTCATGTTTTTCTTTATAAAGATTGTGGAATAATAACTAAATTACTTTCACTGCGGTATCCTTTACGTATCCAATTCCAATATATGAAAGCGTCTGCTACGTTTGGGGACTTTCCGCCAAGTCGTTTTTTTATTTTTTCCTTTTCTTCTACTGTAATTTTATTTTTGGCATCCACCTTCGGTATTACCATTTCTTTGATTAATTGTCTTTCTACTGCTTTGTCATTTAGCATAATGAATACTCTCCGGTTTCTTAAATCCTCTCTGGCTTCATAATACATTTGTGAGCGTAAAGAAGCGAATATAAAGAGTAAACCACCATTTTCAGTAGTAGGAATTGCCTCTGTCCATTGCCCACCATAAAGCGGGGTGCAATTGTAACCGTCATTTTGTAATGTTTGAACTGTTGCAGCACCTATTCCTACGCTGTCCACTCCGATATATTGAGCGTCAATATATTTTTCGTTAATAGGAATTATACCGTAATCGTTATATCCTTTATTCGCAAGTTCAAAAGAGTTGTATATAAGATTAAACGCTAAATGTGAGGCATTATTGCATTGAAATTCAAAGATGTCCGTACAAATATTTGCAGTTCCGTACACCGCAGCAGCTTTATCACCGTCAATTGAATTTGCCACATCTACCCCAACAGCATTGTAAGAATTATCTACTTCAGCTTCTGATATATCATTAATAATACATTGTTGTAACCATTCTAATTGTATTAATGATTCTATTGAACTGCTTGGTGTTATACCCCGCACCCTTGATAAATACATTGGTGATTGCTCTCCGTACCTATCTTTACGAGTTTCAATGGATTGTTTTGTTACCGCACCTTTGTATAATTCCTGATTCAATACTACGTTTGGATAATCATAAGCGGAAATTCTAAAATGTTTTACACGTGATAGTGAAGCGAAATTTGCAAGACTATCTACTGCGTTGTCAGGGTTTCCCACCGCCAAAATCATGTTCTTTGAACCTGTTGAAGTGTTAATAATAGCTTCCATAATTGCATTATTAACTCCGGGTGTTTCCTCTACTATAAATAGCATATTTGCTCTGTGATAACCTTGCGCTCTGGTTGATGAAGTTTCATCTGCTCCGGTATTTGTTGCGAAACCGACAGCTTGCCAACCATCTTCAATTGGCTTTCCTTCGTCCCTTGACCTATCTACTCGCAATGTTAAAGTACTAATTTCAGCGTTGGGGCGTATTGCTTTGAATTTATGGAATATCTTTGTTACTTCTTGCCATAAGTGCCTTTTTAATTGATTTTCGGTTGGTGCAGTTGTAACTACCAATGAATCATGGTAAACATCTAAAAACCATAGGACTACTCTTGCCAAAAAATAAGTTTTTGAAGTTGATGTTGCTGCTGAAATTGCAGCCCATTGTCCATTTGCAAGAGCGTTCCATGCGTTTTTGAGAGGGTCTTTATCACCGTCCCATTTGTGGTTATTATACTCTGGGTGCAAACTCCAATGATAATCAATAGGATTTTCCTTTAATCTTTCCTGCAACCAAAGAAGCGGTAACTTTCTGTAAAGTTCCATTCTTGTTGCAAGTAGTTTTGCATATTTTAATTTTTTATATGTTTCGGAATTTTCGGGCATTTAATTATATATTTGAATAGCATTATCAATATTTGCATAACGATTAAGCTCATTATCAATATCTTCTACGGTCATTCCTTCAAATTCATTTGTAAGATTTAATCTAATATCTTTTTTGTCAGTAAAGCCTTCAAATAATTTTAACCATGTTTGTATTGCAGGTACATATCCGGTCATTGCTTTTTGAAATAATGCAAGTACAACTTCGTGAGTTAATGCTCTTAGAGGGCTTTTTGTAGGCTCAAATGTGATATTATCTAAATG